GGGCCGCCGCCGGGGCCTCCGCCGGGGACGCCGCCGGGGCCGCCGCCGGGGACGCCCTCCAACCCACTGTCGACGACCTGCAGCAGTCCGCCCACAGCCTGTACCGGCAGATGATCGCAGCCGGCCCCCACGACCCGCAGGCACTCGCCGTCACCGAAGGAGCCACCCTGTGACCGCCACCGACACCCCCGACACCCTCGAAGCCGACGGCCGCGAACCCGCCCTCGGCTACTACGAAGGCCAACCCATCGTCGCCGCCGGCGTCACCATCAACAACGCCTCCGGCGGCCTCCACGACGCCGTGTCCATCGACCCTGTCCGGCTCGAGGTCGGCGACATCGTCCACGTCGTCCTCCGCTGCCTCGTCCGCCCGCCCCAGTTCGACCCGGTCGACAAGGACAACGTCCGCGGGCCCCTCAAGCTCGTGAACCGGCTCCACGCCGAGGACGCCACGTTCGTGGACGCCGAGCTGGTCGGTGGGCTCATCGACCAGCAGCGTGCCCGCATCGACGAGGTGAAGCAGCGGGAGAAGGACGGGCACGACGAACGTCAGCTCACGCTCGACGACGCCGATGACGACGGCGAGCCGGAGCAGCTCGGGTCGGTGCTCGACCAGGCCATCGACCTCGCCCAGGTGGCCGAGGACGGTGCTGCGTGGCGGCGTGAGCGGACCGCGGAGCTGGATGCGCTCGGGAAGACCGAGCTGCAGGACCTCGCTCGCGACCAGGGGGTGCGCGGGTTCTCGTCGCTGACGAAGGCCGAGCTCGTCGATGCCATCGTCGACGCCGAAGAAGGCGAGGCCCTCGATGGCTGAGGTCTTCGTCGACGTCGAGACCACCGGGCTGCACGCACACCTCGGCGCCGTCCCCTGGGAGATCGCGGCCGTCGAGGCCGACGGGACCGAGCACCTGTGGACGCTCCCACTCACCGACGTCCAGCTCGCGCTCGCCGACGAGGACTCCCTCATCGTCAACGGCTGGCACGACCGCCGCCCCGGCGGGCTCACCATCTTCGAGAACCCCGCCACCGTGCAGGCCCGTTCCGCCAGCGAGATCGCGGCGCTGCTCGACGGACGCACCATCCTCGGCGTCAACGTCGGGTTCGACGTCGCGATGCTCGGCCCCTGGCTCCGCAGCTACGGGCACGACCTGACCGCGCACTACCGGCCGATCTCCGTGGAAGCGGTCGCGCTCGGGTGGCTCCACGGCCGCGCCGCGGGCGCCCGCACCGTCGTCCCGGCCGAAGCGCTCGCGTGGCCCTGGCGGTCGGACGACCTGTCGCGCGCCTGCGGCGTCGAACCGCCCGCGGACGACGACCGGCACACCGCCCTCGGTGACGCCCGCTGGGCCCGCCGCTGGTGGTTCCACCTCCGCGACGGCGTCCCGACGAGCACCCCATGAACCGCACCCGCCGCCGCCAGCTCCAACCCGGCGACCGCGTCCGCGTCACCCGCGGCTGGATCCAGACCGTGGGGAAGCGTGGGACCGTCCGCGCCGTCAGCCCGGAGATCGTGACCGTCCACTACGACGGTGACCCCGACTGGATGACCGCCGCGCACCTCGGCGACGACCTCGAACCGGCAGACGACCGATGACGTCCGCCGCCGAAGTCCGCCACGACGCCGTCGTCCGGCTCATCGAACTCGCCGGCGACGAACGCTACGACCCCGACCTCATCGCGGGCCGCCGCACCTCCCTCGAGATGCTCCGCCGCCGGATCCTCGACCGCCGCCGCGGCGACCTCGCCGTCCTCGCCGAACTCGACCGGATCTGGCCGCTCGCCACCGGGGACTCCGTCGCCCTCATCGACACCGTCCGCGCCGGAGGGCCCGCCCCCGCCGCCCCGGACGCCACCGCCGGCCCGCCGGCCACGCTCGCCGACCTCGAACAGGCACTCGCCGACTGGAGCGCACCATGACGACCGGGACCGACCTCGCCCAGCGTGGCACCCAGCAGCCTGCCCTCGTCGGCCAGCTCGAAGAACTCGCCCCCCAGCTCGAACACCTCGGGGTCGACCCCGCCCGGTTCAAGCGGCTCATCCTCAACGAGGCACAGAAGAACCGGACGCTGCTGGAGTGCACCCCCGCGTCGTTCATCGGTGCGGTGTTCACCTCCGCGCAGCTCGGACTCGAACCCGGCCCGCTGCAGCAGTGCTTCCTCATCCCGCGGAACAACCGCCGCCGCGGCGTGAAGGAGGTGCAGTGGCTCCTCGGCTACCCGGGGATGGTCGAGCTCGCCCGCCGCGTCGGGGTGATCGTCCACGCCGGCATCGTCCACGCCAACGACCGGTTCGAGGAACGACAGGGCTCAGACCCGCACCTCGAGCACGTCCCGAACCACCTCGACCCGGGCGAGGCCATCCTCTGGTACGCGGTCGCCAGGTTCCCCGACGGTCGCAGCATCCACCGGGTGCTCAACAAGGCGGAGGTGGAGCGGCGCCGCAAGATGTCGTCCACGCCGTACAAGCCCGGGTCGCCCTGGTACGACCATTACGATGCGATGGCACGGAAGACCGCGATCCGGGCCCTGTGGTCCGACCTGCCGGCCGACCCGATGCTGCAGCGGGCCGCGGCGCTGGACGAGCAGGTCCTGGAGGTGTCCACGGTCGGGTCGCCGTCGGCTGGCCGTCCCGGGCTGGCGGCGCCGACGGCGGTCACCGCCTCCGACGACGGCGGTGACGGCGGCGAGGAGCAGGCCGCCGACCCGCCGCAGCAGCAGCCGGCAGCCGACGCCGCCGGTGAGCAGCCGACGTTGCATCAGCTGCGGGACCGGTGCCGTGAGCTCGGCCTGTCCCGGCAGGGCAGCCGCGACGAGCTGATCGCCCGCATCCGTGACGCCGAGGCGGCGGAGGACGTGGACGGGCAGGTCGAGGCGGAGGGCCGCGACGACGTCCCGCCGATGCCGCCCCCGCCAGACGACCCCGACGGCCCCGCGCCGCCAGCTGCGGCGCCGGCGGGGGAGGAGGCGGGCCCGTCGCTGCGGGACCGGATGGTCGCCGCGCTGCGGACCATCGGGGCGCAGCACCCGCAGTACGCGGACGTGTGGCACCGGATGGTCGCGCTGGTGCCGGAGCACCGGCTCGACGACGGGTGGGACGACGCGGATCAGGTCGCGCTGGGGGAGCTGGTGGCCGAGGTGGAGGAGCTCGCCGCGGAGGTTGAGGCCGATGCCTGAGCGGATCCAGCGCAAGCGCACCCGCGGCTGGCGCAAGCCCGACGGCGCCGTAGTCGTGTCCCGGCCCTCGAAGTGGGGGAACCCGTGGCGGGTCGTCGAGCACCCCATGGGATGGGGCATCCAGCACGAACGCTCCACCGCCCTGATCGCCGCCTGGCCGACCCGCCACGGAGCTGCAGCACAGGCCGTGTCCTTCTACTGCCGCGCCCTTCAGACCGGCCAGCTCGAGGTCGTCCCGCTCGAGGTGACGCGCGAGCTGGCCGGCCGTGACCTGGCCTGCTGGTGCCCGCTCGACCAGCCCTGCCACGCCGACGTGCTCCTTGAGATCGCCAACCAGGGGGCCACCGATGCCTGACCGCCGCTACGCCCCCTCCGGCTACCCGTTCTGCACGTGGCCCGGCTGCCGGACCCTCGGCACCTACCCCGGCGACCGCTGCGGACGACACGACCGCCGCGACCTCCCACAGCTCGAACTCGACCTCCAGCAGCAGGAGGTGAGCGCGTGAGCGTCCAGACCGCCCTCGACCTCCACACCCCCGACGTCGCCACCATCGTGTCCAACGGCGCGATCGCCAAGCTCGTCTACGGCGTCAACGGCCGCCCACCGTCGCGCCGCGTCCTCACTGCTACCGCCGAGCGCCTGGCCGCCGTCACCCCGGCCCACATCGCCGACGGGCAGACCGTCCCCGCCGAAGGGACCTGGAAGCGCATCCGGCAGCTGCTCGACGCCGGGTTCACCAAGGCCGAGATCGGCCGGCACGTCCACGGCCCCCACGCCAAGACGCTGCAGCTGTCCCGCAAGCAGGTCCACGCCGGCAACGCCCGCGCCGTCGCCCAGCTTCACGCCCGCTGGGCCGCCGGCGACCTCCAACCCACCGGCCGCCTGCCCCGGCCGAGCAAGGAGGCCACCGATGTGGCGTGACCAAGCCGCCTGCCTTGGCGCGGACCCGACCCTTTTCGAGTCCGAAGGCAGGGGACAGATCCCGATCGACGGGCTCCGCATCTGCACCAACTGTCCGGTCCGCGACGACTGCCTCGACGAGGCCCTCGCGACCGACACCCTCGACGACGACCTCGTCTGGGGCGGCACCACTCCGAAGAACCGTGCCGAGGTCCGCATGGGACGCATGACCCGCGACGAAGCGAAGGCCGCCGGCGACCGCGTCGCCTACGCCACCCGCACCACCGCCGAACGGATCGCCCAGGACGAACCGTGGCTGCTACCCGTCGAGGCCGTGGCCGTCCCCATCCGCCGGCGGTGGACCGCGTGAACGTCCTCGCGCTCGACCTGTCCCTCACCGCCACCGGCATCGCCCTCCCCGCCGGCGTCCCCGCCACCCTCAAGCCCGGCGGCCGGACCCTCGGCACCTACCCCGGTGACCGCTGCGGACGACACGACCGCCGCGACCTCCCACAGCTCGAACTCGACCTGGAGGCGCCCGCCCATGGCTGACCCCCACGTCTCCGACCGCCTCGCCGCCGAACGCGCCGAACTCGAAGCCGGCTACCGCCAGATCGCCCACTGGAACCACATCGCCCGCCTCTGGGCCGACGCCGACCCCACCCGCCGCGGCAACCCCGGCAAACCCCTCACCGTCCGCCAACTCCTCGCCCTCGAGCACCACACGGAGACGCGCTCATGCTGAACGTGCTCGCCCTCGACGTCTCCATCCGAGCCACCGGCTACGCCACCATCGTCGACCTCCACGACGGCGCCACCGAGACCGTCGCCGGCCTCATCACCCCCACCGTCCGCCGCAACGGACGGCCCCACAAGCTCACCGGCATCGCACGCCTCCCCGCCATCGCCGGCCAGATCGTCACCCGCGCCCGCCGCCACGACGCCCGCCTCGTCGCCATCGAGGGCTACGCCTACGGCGCCCAGTCCCAGGCCGTCACCAAGCTCGCCGAACTCGGCGGCGTCATCCGCACCGCCCTCTGGGGTGCCGGCATCCCCTACATCGAGGTCGCGTCCAACACCATCAAGGCGTACGCGTGCGGGAACGGCCGCGCCGACAAGGACGCCATGGTCGCCGCCGCCCAAGACCTCTACGGCTACCGCGGCCGCGACCACAACATCGCCGACGCGATGCACCTCCACGCCCTCGTCGCCGACGCGTTGGGGCAGGGGTACGCCCCCGACCTGGCCTCACCCGCGCAGCGCACCAAGCGCCGCGACGCGATCGCCACCGTCGTCCCCCTCCTCCCACCCCAGGGAGTCCTCACCGCACCACCCACGGAGGCACCCCATGCATGACCACCCCCTCGACGACCGCGCCAACGCCGCCATCGACCTCATCGGCCGCACCGGCGCCACCCAGCTCGAGGTCGGCTACCTCCACGACGACGTCCCCACCGACCAGGCCGCCTGGTGGGCCACCGCCCTCTACCGCGGCGCCAAGGTCACCGTCGAAGCCAAGCGGTCACCTGTGCACGCCCTCGACGCGCTCCTCGCCCGCCTCCTCGACGGAGCCACCTGCCGCTGGTGCGCGCGTCCCGTCACCAACCTCGCCTCGAAGGACCCCCGACGCCACTGCCGCTACCGGCGCGACGGCGACCGGTACGTCCGCGGCTGCGTCGACACGCACCACGAGACCACCGTCCCCGTGCCCGACTGGGTCCGCCAGCCCTGACCGTCCCCGCCCCACCCACGACCCCCCCCAGGAGCTCGCGTGACCCCACGACAGCGCGTCAACCGACACGCCTGGTGGAAGGCCCTCCGCGCCTCCGACCTCCCACCCCGTGCGCGCCTCCTCGCATTCGTCCTCTCCACCTGGATGGCCGCCGACGGCACCAAGTGCTACCCCGGCCAGGACGCCATCGCCGACGCCTGCGGCTGGACCGACCGGACCACCGTCCGCCGCGCCACCACCGAACTCGAGGACGCCGGCTACATCGAGATCGTCCGCTACGGCGGCATCCGCGTCCCCGGCCGCTCCCAGAAGACGCACCGCTACTGGCCCACCATCCCAGCCGACCAGTGCGGCAGGAGAGCCGCACTGGAACCCGACGACCAGTGCGGCAGCAGCGCCGCACTGGACACCCCGACCAGTGCGGCAGGAGAGCCCCATTGGTCGCCGGGACCAGTGCGGCAGAACAGCCCGACCAGTGCGGCAGAACAGCCCGACCAGTGCGGCTCAGCTGCCGCACAAGGCTTCCAGGGGGAAGAAGTACCCAGTCTGGACAACCCCCCACACACGCGCGCACGCGAGGACGACTTCCCGCCGCCCCCCGCCGAACTCACCACCGCGAACGAGGGGGGGAAGAAGAACCAGCCCCTCGACCACCTGATCCGCCGCCTCGGCCTCGACGTCCGCCGCCCCACCGACGAACTACGCCGCAACCTCGACGCCTGCCTCGCCGCCGGCTGGACCGTCCCCCTCATCGTCAAGCGCCTCAGCCACAACCCGCCCGAGACCATCCACTCGCCGCCCGGCTGGCTCACCGACCAGCTCGGCGCGCTGTCCCGCCAGGAGTCGCCCCAGCGGCGCCGCCAGCGAGTCGACGCCGAGATCGACGCCCGCGCCCAGGCCGCGGCCGTCGAGGACGCCGCACTCGCCGAAGCCGAACGACGCCTCGACGAAGCCGCTCGCCACCTCGAGAGCCTCCCCGACGACGAGCGAGCCGAGCTCGAGGCCAAGGCCCGCGGCCAGTTCCCGCACCCCGACCTCGTCCCACGCAAGTCGATGCTCGCCGAGGTCCACCGGCTGCTCACCGGCGCCGACCTGGAGGACGCCCACCGATGACCATCCACGACGACCTCGCCGCCATCCGCACCCGGCGCGCCACCACCCCCGACACGCCCCTCACCCGCGAGCTGGCCGCCCGCGGCCTCACCGACGACGCGCTGAACTACATCCAGCAGCTCGAGATCGCCACGCGCAGCATCGCCGCAGCCATCGACGGTGAGGTCGGCAACCCCGATTGGCCAATGGCCCCCTACCTCGAGGACAAGGCCGAAGCCGCCGAACGCGCAGCCGGCCAGCTTCGTCAGCTCGCCGAGCTTGCGCGCGAGATGCCGCCCGCACCGTGATCGTTGGAGACGCGATGACCTGGCCCGTCTGGATCGCCTACCGCCCCCTGATGATGCACGCGGGTGCGGACACGGTCAGGTACGTCCTCGTCACCGACGACGGCCTGCAGCTCCTCGGCGCCGCCCCCCACGGACCCGTCGACCCGGAGACCCGCCCGTGACCGGCCCCCAGGCCCGCATCACCCACCTCACCGCCAACCTCACCCGCCACGGCGAACACATCGCCAACATCCTCCTCAACCGCCAACTCGGCGACCCCATCGACACCCGACGCCCCGAAACCACCGGCCGCACCACCGGCGTCCCCCGCCCCACCGAAACCGGCGCACTCCACTGGGCCGACGCCCAACAACGCGACGCCCGCCACCTCGGCCGCCTCCTCACCGGCCACGACAACCTCACCGTCCTCGGCGCCGCCCAGATCGCCGAACGCCTCGGCAACCCCCTCCCCGACAGCTACCCCGTCCGCATCAACCGCAACGAGATCCACCTCACCATCGACCGGCTCGTCGCCCTCGCCGGCACCGCCGAACCCACCACCCACCAGTGGCGCGCCATCGTCACCGCACTCGGCCAGACCTGGCACCTCGCCGCCAGCATGATCCACGACGGCTGGTACCAGCTCCACGCCGCCCGCCACACCGTCGACTCCCGCGGGCTCACCGTCCTGGACCAGACCGCCGAAGCAGACGCGCTCGCCTACCTCGGCCACATCGAGAAGCTCGAACGGCAGCTCGCCGGACTGCTCCGCCGGCTCACCCCCGCCAACATCCCGGTCTGCGCCGCCGACGGGTGCCGCCGCGCGCTCGGCGACAGCTCCCGCGACGGCCTCTGCGACGAGTGCGCGGGACGTCCGTGCCGGTGCGGATGCGGCCAGACCGTCCCGCGCGGGAAGGGCGCCACGCACCCGACCTGCCGGCAACGTCAACGCCGAACTGCACCAGGTGCTTGACCACACGCCTGTGACAGGATGTACGCTGCTCGCGCAGCGGGCACAGACGTGCGCCCACAGTCAGGCGACACCATGCCGATCTCAGGCACCGCCAACGGCATCAGCGCCGGCTACATCCCACCGGTCGACCGCCGCACCCGCCGACAGAGCGCCATCGACCGCGCACGCCGCGACGGCGCCCGGCCAGTCCGCATCGCCGGACCCGCAGCCGAGGCAGACAAGCACCGCAGCCCCACGCTCGACGTCCACCTGCCCCGCTACTAGCCCGGGCACCGAACCCCCAGAGCCGCCCCCACCGGGCGGCTCTACCCATACCCGGGCACCCCCGATGGCACCCCCCTCCCAGGACGCCCCCACCCCGGGACCCACCCCCCGCCCCCGGAGGTACCCCGGCATGAGCGTGTACGTCCTCGCGATCATCACCGCCAGCATCCTCGCCGGAGCCGGCCTCGGGCTACTGCTCGGCTGGCTCCAACACGGCCGCTAGATGGCCAACACCACCGACCGCGGCTACGGCACCCCCCACCAAGCCGAACGAGCCCGGTGGGCCCCCACCGTCGAAGCCGGCCAAGCCACCTGCGCACGCTGCCACGAACCGATCGCGCCGACCGAACCATGGGATCTCGGCCACACCGACGACCGCCAGACCTGGCACGGACCCGAACACCGAGCCTGCAACCGGTCAGCCGGCGGACGCAACGGCGCCACCGTCACCAACACCAAACGGCAGATGACCATCCGCGACTGGTGACACCCCGACAGGGGAAGGGCGTCCGGATCACCAGAACCCCGGCCGCCTGACTCCCGCCGGTAGTCAGATCTCTCTCCGGGAGGTCGGTGTCCCGGGACAGCCGCTAGCAGGAGGTGAGCTGTGGTTGAGCTTGCCTGCCAGGTGTGCGAGGAGCGGTTCGAGGCGAAGCGGTCCACGGCGAAGTACTGCTCGGAGCGGTGCAAGAAGCGGGCGCAGCGGGGTGCTGGGGCGAAGAACGCCGAGACGCGGGAGCAGGAGACGCGGTCGGGGTTGGGGTCGGTCGCGGCGGCGACGCTGATCGAGCTCCAGGAGGCGAAGCGGTTGCAGACGCCGTTGGGGCAGGCGGCGTTGGCGTTGGCGCACCGACTCGACATGTCGCAGATGGACACGGGGCAGGCGGTGGCGTCGCTGGCGAAGCAGCTCCAGCAGACGTTGGAGGCTGCGACGGCTGATGCGCAGCTCGAGAACGATCCGGTGGACGAGGTGAGGGCTGCCCGTGAGCGGAAGCTCCGCGCCGTCGCTGGTTGAACCGGCGTTCCGGCATGCGCCGCAGTTCACGGAGACGCTGGGGCCAGAGGTCGCGGACATCGCGGATCTGGCTGGGTTCGCGCCCGATCCGGAGCAGCAGCTCGCCCTCGACCTGATCTTCGCGCTCGACTCGGAGGGCAAGTCGGCGGCGTTCGAGACGGCGCTGGTGGTGGCCCGCCAGAACTTGAAGACGGGCACGTTCAAGCAGGCGGCGCTCGGGTGGCTGTTCGTCACGGACCAACGGCTGGTGGTGTGGTCGGCGCACGAGTTCTCGACGACTCGTGAGGCGTACCGCGACATGGTGGCGCTGATCGAGAACAACCGGTTCTTGAAGCGCCGGCTGGCCCGCGCGGTCGGCGGGAACAACGAGATGGCGATCGAGCTGACGACCGGTCAGCGGCTGCTGTTCAAGGCGCGCACGAAGACCGGTGGGCGCGGCCTGACGGGCGACAAGGTGGTGCTCGACGAGGCGTTCGCGCTCCGTCCGGAGCATCTCGGGTCGTTGATGTTCGCGCTGTCGGCCCGTCCGGACCCGCAGCTGGTGTACGGGTCGTCGGCGTGCCTGTACGACTCGGACGTTCTCCGGGCCATCGTGAAACGCGGTCGCGCCAAGACGTCCCCCAACCTGGCGTACCTCGAATGGTGCGCCCCTCGTGGTGGCTGTGAGGCTGAGGACTGCGATCACGAGGTCGGTGTCGAGGGTTGCGCGCTCGATGACCCGGAGAACCTGAAGGCAGCGAACCCGCTGCTCGGTCGGGTGCGCCCGAACGGGACGGGGATGACGCTCGAGTACCTCCGGAAGGAGCGGGAGGCGTCCCCGCCGTCGGAGTATGCACGTGAGCGGCTGGGGTGGCATGACGAGTCGGGTGCTGACGAGGCGTTCGGAGCAGGGAACTGGGAGGCGTGCGTAGGGACGCGGCCCGAGGGGCTCAAGCTCGGCAGCGTCGCCGTCGCGGTGTCGTACGACCTGGCGTGGGCGACCATCGGCGCGGCCGGCGCCGTGGGCGAGACGGTGTACGGCAAGCCGTTGCAGCACGGTCCTGGGACCGGATGGGTGGTCGCACGGGCCAGAGAGCTCCAGCAGCAGCATGGGGTCGACGTGGTCATCGACGGCCGCGGTCCTGCTGCTGACCTGATCGACCCGCTGAAGGATGCAGGGGTGCGGCTGAAGGTCGCGGACACGTCGGACGTGCTGGATGCGTACGCGACGATCCAGAAGGCGGTTCGGGGCCGGACGTTCGTGCATGAGCAGTTCCCGGAGCTGGATCGGGCGGCGGCGTCGGCGGTCCCGCGGACGGTCGGTGATCGGCTGGCGTGGGGCCGGAAGCAGTCGGATGCGGACATCTCTCCGCTTGAGGCCGTGACGTTGGCGGTGTGGGCGTGCGGCCCTGGCCAGGGACGGTCGGTGTACGAGGAACGTGCCGTGACGACGGTCTGACGGAAGGTCCGGGATTGGGTTTCTGGAGCTTCCTGACCCGGCCTGCTTCTGTGGAGCAGACGGTGTTCACCCCCCGGGTGACACACGTCGGCTCCGTCGAGGAGTGGCTGGCTGCGCTCGACATCGACGGGATGACCGCTTCGCAGCTGTGGCGCACCCAGCCGCACCTGCGGACCGTGGTGTCGTTCCGTGCCCGCAACGTGGCCCAGCTCGGCCTGCACGTGTTCCGCCGAGTGTCGGACACCGACCGGCAGCGCGACCACGACTCGCCGTTGCAGGAGGGGCTGCGACGACCGGACGTGTCCGCGACGGTGTACGACCTGCTGTTCGCCCTCGTCGGTGATCTCGACCTGTACGACCGGGCCTACTGGCTCGTGGGCCAGTCCCCAGAAGGGCGGACGATGTTCCGCCGGCTCCCGCCGGCGTGGACCCAGCCGGTGATGTCGGACGCCTGGACGGTCAAGGAGTACCGGGTGTTCCGGGGCGACAAGATCGTCACCCTGCCTGCCGACCGCATCCTGTCGTTCACCGGCTACGCCCCCTCGTCTCCGGTCGGGTCGTCCCCGACGGTCGAGTCGCTGAAGGACACCCTGAAGGAGCAGATCGAGGCGGCGCTGTACCGCGGCCAAGTCTGGAAGCGTGGCGGCCGCGTGTCTGCAGTCATCGAACGGCCGGCAGGGGCGCCGTCGTGGTCGGATGCGGCGCGTGAGTCGTTCCGTGAGGACTGGTACGCGAAGTACACCGGGAAGGGTCCGAAGGCTGGCGGGACGCCGCTGCTCGAGGACGGGATGACGCTCAAGCGCATCGACTTCTCGGCGCAGGACCAGCAGTTCGTCGAGGGTGCGAAGCTCGCGCTGACCACGGTCGCGGCCGCCTACCACGTCAACCCGACGATGATCGGCGTGCTCGACAACGCGAACTACTCGAACGTGCGCGAGTTCCGCCGGATGCTGTACGGCGACACGCTCGGTCCGCTCCTCGCGCAGATCGAGGCGCGGATCAACACGTTCCTGATCCCGATGCTCGGGATGGACCCGGACGTCTACTACGCCGAGTTCAACCTCCAGGAGAAGCTGCAGGGCTCCTTCGAGGAGCAGGCTGCGGTGATGCAGACCCTGGTTGGCCGGCCGATCATGACCGGCGACGAGGGCCGAGCGAAGTTCAACCTCCCGGCGCTCGGCGGGAACATGGCCGAGCCCGTCACCCCGTTGAACGTGCTCATCGGCGGGCAGGCGTCGCCTACGGACTCCGGGTCGCAGAACCGCAACGCCGGGGTCCCGCAGTTGAAGGCGCGCGGGTCGGAGTCCCGGGAGGAGCAGTGCGCAGAGCGGCTGGCGTCGTTCTTCGCCCGGCAGCGCCGGGCGGTCATGTCCCGGCTCGGTGCCGGACGTGAGGACGTGTGGGACGCGGACCGGTGGGACGACGAGCTCACCGAGGACCTGACCGAGATGTACCTGGCGACCTCCGAGGTGGCCGCTAGGGAGGCGCTGGCCGACGCGGGGTTCGGTAGCTACGACGTGGCACGGACAATGGCGTTCCTCGCGGAGGCGGCGCGACGGTCCGCGTCGGACATCAACGAGACGACCCGCACGGCTGTGGCTGCTGCGGCGGACGACGACGACCCCACGGAAGCGGTCGCGTCGGTGTTCAACGTCGCAGAGGGCCAGCGGGCCGGTGCCATCGCGGCGACGACGGTGACGTTCGCGTCAGCGTTCGGGACCGTCGAGGTGGCACGGCAGAACTCGGACCGGGCGACCAAGACGTGGCAGGTCGAGTCCGGCAACCCGCGCCCGTCCCACGCGGCGATGGACGGTGAGACCGTCCCGATCGATGAGCCGTTCTCGAACGGGCTGATGTGGCCGGGCGCGGTCGGAGACCCGGACGAGGTGGCCGGCTGCCGATGCAGCGTCGTCATCAACTTCTGAAGGAGCGGCCATGAAGGTCAAGAACGTCCCGATCGGGCAGGTGAAGGCCGGACCGGACGACGGGCTCGAGGAGGGCCAGTTCCTCGTCTACCCCTCGACGTTCACCCGCGAACCGGACGCCTACGGTGACGTGGTCGCCCCGGGCGCGTTCCTCGACGACATCGCCGCGTGGAAGGCGTCAGGGAACGTCCTCCCGGGCCTGTACGGCCACCGGATGGACGACCCGGACTTCTTCGTCGCCGGCGCGATCGACGAGGGCGAGGACGAGCACGGCTGGTGGGTGAAGGGCGAGTTCGACCTCGACAACCCCAAGGCCCGGCAGGTGTACCGGCTCGTGAAGGGCCGCCGGCTCAACCAGCTGTCGTTCGCGTACGACGTCCTCGAAGAGGGCAAGGTCGAACTGGGGAACGGGGAGACCGCGAACGAGCTGCGGAAGCTGAAGCGGTACGAGTTCTCGTTCGTGCCGGTCGGAGCGAACCAGGACACCGGCGTGGTCGCGGTCAAGTCGACCGTTGAGGCCATGCTGAAGGAAGGCCGGGTCCTGTCGGCCAAGAACGAGACGGCGTTGCGGGAAGCCCGTGACGCGATCGACTCCGTCCTCGCATCTCTCGGGGACGGCAACGAAGACCAGGGCAAGGCCAGCGGAGACGCGGAGGCCAAGCCGGGCGCCAGCGACGAGGACCCCTCCGGGGGCAAGTCGTCCGTGCCCGGCGAGGAGTTGAAGCGTCAGCCGTCCGTCGACACGTTCCTGGCGGTCATCAACATCGAGCAGAGGAGTTGAGGCATGGACCTCAAGCAGCAGCGTGACGCTGCCCTCACGGCCGCCCGTGACATCGCGGAGAAGGCCAAGAACGAGGGTCGCGACCTGACCGAAGACGAGACGTCGACCATCGAGGCGAAGCTCGCCGAGGCGGACGACCTGAAGGGCCGGATCGCCCAGGCGGCCAAGTCGGCTGACCTGTTCGACCAGCTTGCCACCCTCGGCACCCCCGACGACAGCGACGACGAGCCGGCCGCAGCGAAGTCGCTCGGCGAGCACTTCGTGAAGGCTGTCGGCACCGACGGGCTGGCCCGCGTCAAGACCACGTCGGGCGCGGTGGTCGCCGCGCCGGAGTGGACCCCGCAGGTCAAGCAGCCCGGAGACCACTCCACCCCCGGTTCGCTCGCGCCGTGGCTGACCACGTTCGACCGCGCCATCGTGCGGGCGTTCCGTCGCCCCGTCGTGTCGGACCTGTTCGGGCAGGGCACGCTCGGTGCCAACTCGAACGCCGTGACCTATCTCGTCGAGGGGTCGGTCGAGGGTGCGCTGGCCACGGTCGCGGAGGGCGGCTCCAAGCCGCAGTTCCAGATCACCGACCCGACGCAGCGGACTGACGCGCTCAAGAAGATCGCCGGGTTCCTGAAGTTCACCGACGAGATGGTCGAGGACGCCGACTTCTGGGTGTCCGAGATCAACCAGCGGGGCATCTACCTGCTGGCCCTCGCCGAGGAAGCTCAGCTGCTCACCGGCAACGGGACCGGGTCGAACATCGAGGGTCTGCTGCAGCGTTCGGGTGTGCAGACCGAGTCGGCGGCGAACACCGAAGACAACGCGGACGCGCTGTTCCGTGCGATGTCGAAGGTGCAGACCGCGACCGGCCTGTCCGCGGACGGGGTGGTCATCAACCCGGTCGACTACGAGCGTCTCCGGCTCGGCAAGGACGGCAACGGCCAGTACTTCGGTGGCGGCTACTTCACCGGACCGTACGGCAACGGTGACGTGGAGTGGCAGCCGCCCGTGTGGGGCCGTCGCACCATCGTCTCCGCTGCTGTCGCTGCCGGTACCGCCATCGTCGGCGCGTTCGGTGCCGGCGCGACCGTGTACCGCAAGGGCGGCGTCCGGGTCGAGTCGACGAACTCGCACGCTTCGGACTTCACCTCGAACCTCATCACGACCCGCATCGAGGAGCGTGTCGCCCTGGCGGTTCGCATCCCCGCCGCGTTCGTGAACGTCTCCCTGGCCGCGCCCACCGCACCGGCCTGATCGGCTGACTGATGGCTGACGACAGGAACGAGTACACGGTCACGATCGGCGGTCGAGAGCACACGATGCTCCTGACCGACGAAGACGCGCAGCGGTACGGCGACGCGGCGGTCAAGGCGAAGGCCAAGACCCCGAAGAACAAGTCCCGGACCGCGAAGTCCAAGTAGCACCGGCGCCAGGGGGCCATCGTGGTTGACGTTCCTCTGATCGACGAGGGTGACCTCGATGGCTTCCCTGGCGCCCCCTTCCCCGCCACACAAGTCGCCGCAGCGCAAGCCGGCGTCCGTGCCATCTGCGGCTGGCACATCGCTCCGCAGGTCACCGAGACGGTTGTGCTGGACGGCGACGGGGGCACGCTCCTGATGCTCCCGACGTTGAAGCTGGTCAGCGTCGCCCAGGTCCGCGACCTAACCCGTTCCGAGCCGGCCGCCATCGAAGGGTGGCGGTGGTCGTCTGCCGGGATGCTGTACCGCAGTTCTGGATGGCCGTCCGGTCTCGGCGCCGTGGAGGTCACCATGACCCACGGGTACGACGAGTGCCCCCCCGAGCTCCTTCCCGAGATCGCTGCACGGGCGCTGACGACGACCCGTGACCAGACGATCACGCAGGAGTCGCTGGGGTCGCGGTCCGTGTCGTACCGGCAGCAGGGTGTGGTGTCGTCGGTGCTTGAGCGTCACGCTCTCCCTCCGCGCCCATGAGTGCGCTGTTCCCGCATCAGGTCACCATCCGTGACCGGCAGGTCGTCGGCGAGGACGACTTCGGCAACGACCGGTACGAGACCGTCGAGCGGACCTCGCCGGCCTGGTGGGAGCAGCGCGCCTCCGGCGAGCAGACCGACGCCCGCCAGCAGGTCACGTCCGGCTACTGGCTCTACCTCCCGCCTGGCACGCCGCTCACCGCGACCTCGCAGGTGCTGCTCTATGGCGAGTGGTACGAGGTCGACGGCGATTCCCTCGAGCAGCCCGCCGGGGTCGCGGTCGACGGGTACGTCCGTGCCGCGTTGACCAGGACGAGCGGCTGATGGGCGCCCGGGTCGAGATCACCTACGAGTTCGTGCAGCGGGCGGCCCAGTCCGCGCCGGTGCGCCGGGCGCTGGCGGCCAAGGCACGGAGGGTGCAGCAGCGCGCCGAAGGGCTCGCGCAAGGTGAGGGCGTCACGCTCGACTCCCGCGTGACCGAAGGGACCCGCCCGCGCGGCCGGCCGTACGCCCGGGTCGAGTCCGACAACGTCAGCCAGGAGTGGGGCTCGTCGAACACCGAGCGGCGTCGCATCCTCGGCCGTGCCGCAGAGGGGGCGTGACGTGTCCTGGCCCATCCTGACCCTCGTGATGCGGGCGGGCCTGACCGGCACGATTCCGGGCCGTGTCGTGACCCGCCTCCCGTCACGGTTCGAGGAGAACCTGCCTGTGACGCGGCTGGCCCGCGGCCCCGGCTCAGACGACGGCGTCACCGACACGCCCCTGCTCGACGTCGAGACGTTCGGCGCGAACGAGCTGGAGATGTGGGAGCTCGCCGAAGCGACACGGCAACGGCTCCACCAGTTGGCAGGCACGACCATCGGCGGCGTGCTCATCGACTCCGTAGAGACCGCGACCGGACCGGTCGAGGTCGACTACGGGAATCCGGCCGTCTTCCGGGCGGTCGCGTCCTACCGGGTCGCTCTCCGGCGACACGGCTGACCCCCATCCGCCCCGGTGCCCGGGGCATGAAGGCCCCGACCGAAAGGAACCGCGGTGGCCACCTTCTCCGAACTGCAGAACCGCGCCCAGAACCTGATCCGCAAGGGGCTCGAGGGCTCGGTGTTCGTCAAGCGGTACGCCGCTGACGACGACCCGATCGAGGCCCTCGGTGGGTCCTCCGGTCTGCTCGCGCTCCCGCCTGGCTACGACGACCTCGGCTGGATCACCAAGGACCAGGGCATCAACTGGACCCGCGACATCGAGACGTCCGACGTGACCTCGCTCGGCGCGTCCGAGCCGACCCGCCGCGACATCGTCTCCGACGTGTCCGGCCTGCAGGTCACCGCGCAGGAGACCAAGGCCCTCACCCTCGGCCTGTACGAGGGGCTCGACCTGTCCGGCACCGCCCGTGACGCCGACGGGAACGTCGTCATCGACAAGCCGGACCGGCCCGCATCGATCTACTACCGGGTCCTCGGCCTGATGAAGGACGGCGACGGCGCGGACGCGATCTACATCGCGAAGTGGCTGCCGCGCGCCCAGATCGTCGACCGTGGCGAGCAGGCGTGGAACGAGAACGACGAGGTCCAGTACCCGTTCACCATCAACGGGTTCGTGGACCCCGCCGTCGGCACGTCGCAGCGGCTGCTGATCTGGTCGCCGACCGTCGGCCACATCGAGGACATGGGGTTCGCGGCGCCGGCGCCGACGCCGTGACGTGACCTCGGGGCGGCGGGCCTGGGTGGGCCGCCGCCGCCCCGAGGACCGTAGGCCCACCCGACACAGGAGGAACCTCGATGGCCAAGGGCACCACCCTCTACACCCCCGACGGGCGCAGCTACGTCACGTCGGACCCGACCGAGATCACCCGCCTCAAGGCGCAGGGCTACTCGGAGACCGACCCGAACAAGAAGACCTCGACCAGCAGCACGTCGTCGTCCAGCAAGCAGTCCTGATCCGCACCGACCAAAGGCCCACCCATGCCGAACCAGCAGACCACCTACCGGTGGGACCAGTACGTCGAAGAGGCGCGCATCCCGCCGTTCGAGCTCGTCGTGTCCGACGACGAGACCATCGAGATCGAAGCGCCGTCCGGCGCCGCGCTGATCCAGATCATGCGGGGGCTGCGGGAAGGCGACCTTGAGCTGATCCTGTACTCGCTGTGCGGCGAGCAGTGGACCCGGATCCAGGAGCTCCTCGGAGGTGTCGGCCACAAGGCGATGCCGTCGCTGACCGAGGACCTCATGGACCATTTCGACCTGTACGAGCCGGTGACTCTGGTCGGGCCCGGTGGCGGCAAGGTCACCCGCAAGCGGCCCCGTG